AGGGAGGGGCCGGCAAAAACCGGCCGGGTTCGGGGAGCTGGAGCGGGCAGCTCTCACGCACCTCCCTGTGCAGGCCGCATTCGTCCTGGCAGCGCGGCAGCAACGAGAACAGGGCGGCCTCGCAACTGCTTAACCGACCAGACGCCCGCCGAAGTGTTTAACCTTGCCCGCACTGCCTGCACCTGCAAGTTGCATGCACCGGATGGGCAGCACTTGACGCCCTGCCAAAATAGCGCTACTATCGCGCAACTTGTCATTATATGGACAGTACACCATAGCAGCGAAGCGTCAGTAGCTCAGCTGGAGAGAGCAACGGCCTTCTAAGCCGTGGGTCGGGGGTTCAAATCCCTCCTGACGCGCCAGTAAAATCAAGGGGTTAGGTGACTCGCCTAACCCCTTGTCCTTTTTTTGTCCACAGTCAACCTGCTTATGCGGACGCACCTTGCTCCTTCTCTGTTATGTCAGGGGGTAGTTGATTCAGAACCTGGGTTTTATGGGGATGTGTGGGTTAAATGGGTGGGGAATGATTTGAAATGCTTAGAGAAAAAGCAAAAATGGCTCAAAAAAACGGAAAAAAACAACTTGCGCGAGATTTAGAACCTAAATGACAAATTCGAGTGCAACTTGCGCTTGATTTAGAACCTCCTGTTCGGGAGGTTTTTTTATTCCGGAACGAATGTCCGGCAGAAGAGTTTGCCAAAAAATTCAAGATGAGAAAAACGACAAAAACGAAGATCTTTTTCACGTAAAACGAGAAATTATTTTGCTGAAAGTGCTTTTTTAAGACTGGCGACGTAGCTGTAGACTTTTTTAATTGCTTCAAGATCGGGCAGGTTTTTGGTAGACTCAACACCGAAGTTGGTTCGCATATAATTTTTAACCTTTTCCTCTATTGGGAGCTTGCGCATATTTACCCTAATATATGTGAGCTTTCTTTTTTTTGATTCTTCGTAATCTTTGCTTTCTACCGATGCAGTATTGTTCAAGCGGCCTATCCATGCTAGAAGATAGGCCTCGCCTTTAGAAAACTTGTCTATGGGAAGCATACGCATTGAGCCTATACCCATCGCCTTGTTAAAGGCTGCCCAGACACGCTGATGTGTTGCAGGATTCCTCTTAGCTATCTGTTCCAGTCGGATAATTTCATCTTTCAGATCGTGTAAGCGTCGCACTTGCTGTTCTGTGATGTGCTTCTCACCTGGCTTCGGTTCGGCCTTCTGTTTAACTACATATCTTTCGGTGACAACCATTGAGTTGCCATTACCGACAATGTTGTGATCTCCTGAAACAGTAATCTCTCCACCGTTGTTTTTCTTTTTCCCTGCCTGCTCAAGAATTTTTTTGACTTCCTCTTTCTTGTCGTCGTTCATGGTTCTCTCCTTTATGCGGCAAGTTTTATCAGATTGAGCATTACGGAGCGTTCTATTTTGGGCTCAGGCTTATCAGCTACTAGTTCATACAGAGCACAGGCCAACCTGGCCTTTTTTTCCGGGGGCAGAGTGAGCCCTGATTCTTCCAGGTGCTCTTCTATGGCTTCCAGTATCTGGGCGAGTAAAGAAAAACTCAGCTCACCGGACGTATCAACACCATTTATGGTCTGCGGACCGCTCCCAGTTAATAACCATGTTGGATTAATATTCTTGGATACGGACAAAATACTGCAAAGATCCTCTTGGTTTGGCAGTTGATCTCCTCTCTCCCAGCGGCCCAGCGTGTTGCTGTGAACATTGATCGCTGCAGCAAACTGCTTTTGAGAGCGGTCACCTCGGACGATTTTTAATCTATCACTAAATTTTTTGTTCATTGTCGGTTCCCAAAAAACAAAAATGTTTTAGGAACTTGGCTGTCTCGAAACTATAATTGGTTCTCAAAAGCCATAAACTGGCGAAATATCGATAAAAAAGAACCAAAAAAGAAATTTAAAGCCAGAAACAAATTTTTTTCTTTTAGGAACCACCATTTTTTGTTTGCATAACCAAATATGGTTTATTATCATCTAATCATGAACAGTAATGAGCCCCCAAAAAATCCCGCAGAGCGAAAAGCCTGGATCAAGTACCAGCTTGACCTGCGGGGGTTGAACTTTGCCAGCTTGGCCCGGCAGCATGGATTAACGCGTACCTGCGTAATCGGTGCACTGTATGGCCCCTATCCACGAATGGAAAGGATTATCGCAGAGGCCATAGGGGTGGAGCCGTCAACCCTGTGGCCTGAGCGATATGCCAATGATGTACAAACTACACGCAGGCGGAGCAAGAGGCAATGACAAAAAGCAAGGAAAAATTCGTCAATACCCGCCAATACCGGATGATCGATCTGCTGGAGGAAGATCAGCGGGCGAGACAGCGCACGGCCCCTGGGCGGATGAATATAGGCAGCAAGCTGGTGGCTGCGATGCGTGCTGCTATAAGGCAGGCCCCAAAAAGCCGCGAAGTTATTGCGGAAGAGATGAGTGAGCTGACCGGGTGCAATATTTCTGTGCATCAGGTGAACAACTGGACGGCAGAAAGCCATCCGCACCGCATTCCTGGTGAGTGGGTGCCAGCATTTTGTGAGGCGACTCAAGATTTTGAGCCGATGCGGCTGTTGGCGGAAACAGCCGGGGTCTACACCTTGCCTGGGCCGGATGCTTTAAGGGCAGAAATTCGAAAGCTTGACGAAGATGCCAGGAGCATCAGGAACGAGAAACGCAAGCGCGAGCTTTTTCTTAAGGAGATAGAGCGATGAAGACTGGTGTGAGGCGCGTGACCACCAAGGACGTCGCCGAGGCCCTTGGGATAAGCCCTAGGGCAGTAACGAAAAGAGCTGCAAAGTCTGAATGGGTTGCACTCGGCGAGCGCCTGCGTGGTGGGGGTCATGTCTATGATGCCGACGCCCTGCCCTTGAGCGAGACAGATCGCAAGAAAATAAATGGCTGGCTGCAGAAACGCTTTCTCGCGGCTGCACTGAAAGCCGGTGGCGGCAATGGCAATAATCTGTCTGCTCCGTTGAAATCTACCTGCAAAACTGTGGCAGACAAAAAAGATGAGCCTATGGAGTTGACCGCGCTCAAGGGCTGGCAGCGCAGGATTTTTGACGCCCGCCTGGCGCTTTTTCGTGAGTTCGAGCACCTGCAGCGAATGCTCGGTACCAACAAAGCTGTGACCGTGCTGGTTAGTATGGCCAGCGATGGCACCTTGCCGGAACCTTTGCAGCGCTGCGTGACAGAAGCCAACGCCCGTCCCGGCCAAGGGCGCACACTCTCCAGGTCCATGATTCTGGGATGGCAGCGGGCAGTGCGGCAGGGCGGGGTGGTTGTGCTGGCGCCCAAGGCTACGGAGCGGACGGACGAGCCGCCGTGGGCCCAGTATTTCCTGCCCTGCTACCAGCAGCCGGGCAATCCCAGCATCCCCCAGGCGATGGAGGAAATGGCCAGGCTGCTCCCGCCGGGCGTGTCCATGCCCACCTACCACCAGGTGCTGCGCTGGCACAACAAGCGCTCCCGCCTGCTCAGGGAAAAGGGCCGCAAGACCGGCAGCGCGTATCAGGCGCTCAAGGCCTTCCGCCGCCGGGACACCAGCGGCTACAGGCCGCCCACAGTGGGTCAGTGCGACGGCCATTCCTGGAAGGGCTATGTGGCGCATCCGGTAACGGGCTTGCCCTTCCATCCCGAGGTGTGCGCGGTTCTGGACTGTGCTACCCGCTTTGCCGTGGGCTGGTCTGCCGGTCTGGCGGAAAGCGCGCTCACCGTGGCGGCGGCGGTGCGCAACGCGGCTGAAGTTTCGGAAAAAAAGCCTTTTGGCGGCATCTTTGACATCATCTACTGCGACAATGGCGCGGGCAACACGGCCAGACAGAACATAAATGACGAGACCGGCCTGTTCACGCGGATCGGCACCACCATCGCCACGGGCCGGCCTGGCAATCCCCAGGGACGCGGGCTGATTGAGCGCAGCAATCAGAGCATCTGGATTTACGCGGCGCGGCGGCTTCCGGCCTTCACCGGCCAGAGTATGGACAAAGGCGCCAGACGCAACATGTATCTGGCCATCCAGAAAGACTTCCGCCAGAAGCATGAGAGCGAGCTGATCCCCAGTTGGCGGCAATTCCAGGCGCTCTGTCAGGAAGCGGTGGACGCCTACAACGACCGGCCGCACAGCGCACTGCCGAAGATCACGGACAAGGACGGCAAGCGGCGCCACATGACCCCGCGTGAATGCTGGGCCTGGCATATCGCGGATGGCTGGGACATGGCGGAACACCAGTTCACGCCAGCGGAGATTGAATGCCTCTGGCTGCCCCGGGAAAAGCGCCGGGTGCGGCGGGCCAGCGTGCAACTGGGCGCTAACTGGTACGTGAACGGCCGCCTGGCCCACTATGACGGGCTGGACGTGCAGGTGGCCTACTACCCCACGGACGCGAGCCGGGTGCAGGTGTGGAACGAGGCCGGGCAACTGATCTGCCATGCCGAGCTGGACAAGAATCTGACCGATATGTTCCCGGCCAGCATGGTGGAAAGGGCTGCCAAAGAGCGGATGCAGCGGCGTGCGGCTCTCAAGGAGCAGCAGCTGCAGGCAATTATGGATGAAGCCCGGGGTGTGATTGAGATTGGGGCGAAAGCGCCCTGCAAGGTTATCTCCTTTGACCAGACCCAGCGGGAGCGGGTGGCGGCGGCAAGAGCGGAGTTGGCGGCGCGGGAGGCTGAGCGTCCGTTTACGCTCCCGGACAACGACCGGGACATGGTGCGGCTGTGGCACAAATTGGATCGGCGGGTGGCGGCAGGCGCGGAACTCGCGGGGCGGGAGTTGCAGTTTTACGAGAATTTTCCGCAGTCCGAGGTGTTTCAGGCTTTCCAGGAAGTGGAGCGGGATCTTGGCTTGAAGCAGGCATAAACAGAAGCGCGGGCGGCCCTGGTGGCACAGGAACGCCCGCAAAAGTCAAAATGACGAAGAGTAGAAGGAGAATACCAGAATGGAGCAGAAAAGCAAGAACCCTGAATACCAAACCGTAGCGCCCTTGGCGAATGTGTCGCTCGCGGCGGCGGCGGTTGATCGGGCGCTGGGCAGGCCGCAGCATCTGCCGGGCATGGTGTGCCTGTACGGCCCTGCGGGCTGGGGCAAATCTCGGGCCGCCACCTATGTGGCCCTGAAATACAGGGGTTACTACATCCAGTGCCAGGAGACCTGGACCACCCGGGCCATCCTGCACTACATCCTGCAGACCATGGGCATTCCACCCAGACAGCGAGTCTGGGAAATGGCTGAACAGGTGTGTGAGCAGCTTGCCAGGAGCGGCAGACCCCTGATTGTCGATGAGCTGGACAAGCTGGTGCAGAAGAAAAGCGTGGAGCTCATCCGGGACCTGTACGAGGGCTCTGGCGCGGCCATCCTGCTCATCGGCGAACAGCAAATTCCGGACAAATTGGCGAGATGGGAGCGCTTTCACCGCCGCGTGCTGGAATGGGTGGCGACCGTGCCCACGGACATTGAAGACGCCCGCCATCTGGCCCGGCTCTACCATCCCGGCGTAGAGCTGGCAGACGATCTCCTGGCGAAGATCTGCGAGGTCAGCGGCGGCAGCGCGGGTCGGGTGTGTCTGAATCTGGCGGCTGCGGCGAAGCTGGCCCAGGCCACGGGCATAAAACAGATCGGCCTGGCCGACTGGGGCAAGCGGCCCTTCTTTGAAACGGACAAACAGGGAGGATTCTGGCATGGGGCGTAAGCCAATGGATCAACTTGGGCCGCTGCACACGCGGCAGGCCCTGTGGGATGCCATCCGGGAAGTCGCTCACGAGCGGGGCCGGTTCACGGTACCGGAAATCACGGAACGGACGCTTCTTGGTGTGGACACGGCCCGTTCCTATGTGCGCGGCCTGGTCGCTGCCGGAATTGTGCGACAGGCAGCGGCGGGTGGGCGAATAGGCGAGGCAACGCAGTGGGAACTGGTGCGGGACGCAGGCGCGGAAGCGCCCCGTCTGCGCGAGGACGGCAGCCCGGTGATCCAGGGCCAGGGCCGGGAAAACATGTGGCTGGCCATGAAAATCATGCACGACTTCAGCCCCCGCGAGTTGGCGGTGGCAGCCACCATGCCCGATTGCCAGGTGCGGGAAACAACGGCTGCTGAATACCTGCTCTACCTGCACCGGGCTGGCTATCTGGCCAGGCAGAATGGCCGTTATCGGCTTTTGCCGGGCGCATGGACCGGCCCGTTCGCACCCATGATCCAGCGCACCAAGCGGGTGTGGGATCCGAATCTGAAAGAAATCCGCTGGAGCAGTGCCGGGGAGGTAGGCGATGACGAATGATGACCGGATGGCGATGCTGCGCAAGGCTGTACAGGACCTGGGCAGTCAGGCCAAGGTGGGCAAACGCCTGGGCTACAGCTCGGCAACGGTATCTCAGGTGCTGAACAACAGCTATGGCGGCCAGTTAGACCAATTTTTAACCCGGGTTGAAGAGGTATTCGGCACGGCTGAAATGGATTGCCCGATTCTGGGTCGCATCCCCTTCCCGGACTGTGTGACCGAGCGGCGCAAACCCTTCTGTACCGCCAATCCACACCAGGTACAAATATATCGGACTTGTCGAAAATGCCCATACAACACAGATGACCACTCAGATGAATAAGGAGGAAACCATGAACAGAACTATTGACGAAATGTTCCAGAACATCGGCAGACTGGAAGAGAGATTACACAAGCTTGATGGCGCATCCGAGGTCATGGAGGCTGTAAGGCGGGTGCGCAAAACCGCCCTTGAGCTGCGGGACGAGATGACAGTGCCTGCCACTGCGCATCGCCGGCGTCAGTTGCGGTTGTTTGAACTTATGAATATGGCCAGTGATGCCATTGATGACGTGTTTCTTCAGGGCATTGACTCGACCGTGTCACGGGATCTGCTGGAAATGCTCTATGAATTGGTGTCGGAGCTTGAAGAGCATATCGACAGTATTACACCCCCGGCTATTGTGGAGGGAGCGGCATGAGCAGGAAAAAGCCACAGAATCTCTATCCGGTTAAAGACCTGACTGAAGCCAATACCGTGCTGGCTGAGATCGGTGCGCTCAAACGACAGATTGAGCAGATCAATGCAGGGCTGGCTGACGATGTCGACCGGCTGAAGGCGGATGCTGAAGCCAAGGCCGCCCCGTTGGCGGCCAGGATGAGCTGTCTGGAAAACGGGCTGCTGGCCTTTGCCGAGTACAACAAGGATGAGCTGTTTGCCGGCCGCCGCAGTCGCGAGCTGACCTTCGGCACGCTGGGCTATCGCAGATCCAGCGAGATTGCCGCCCAGCCCAAACACACCATGGCCATGGTGCTGGGGAAGCTGGAAGAGCTTGGGTTTGAGGAGGCCATCCGCATCAACAAAAGCGTGAACAAAGACACCATGCGCACCTGGCCGGATGAACGGCTGGAGCTGGTCGGCGCACGCCGGGTGGAGAAGGACAGCTTTTGGTACGAGCTGAAGGAAGTGGAGGTAGAAGATGCTGCCGCGTGAGGAGCAGACGTGGCTCTGTGCGAGCTGTGGCAAATCGTCCGGAAACCGCAGTCTTTGCGCCTGTTGCGAGGAGCAGTTGAGCACAAAGGCTGTGAGCTGGGCAAACAACAAACAAGGGGGAAAAGATGATAAAGAGCGAGTTGTTGAAAGAGTGGCAGGAAGAGGCAAGCAAGTACATCCCCTGCGAGTTGAGCATGGTCAATCGTGATGCACTGCTGAACACCCTATGCAAGGTGATCGCGGATGAGCTGGCCGATGGTGGTGAAGTGTCGCTGCCGCACATCGGCAAGCTGAAGGTGCGTGATATGCCGGCCCGGGATGGCCGCAACCCCAGGACAGGTGAAGCAATTACCATTCCGGCAAAGAAAAAGGCAGTGCTGGTACCCAGCGCGGAGTTCAAGGCGGAACTCAGCGCCGTCTGACAAGCGAAACCCCGGCAATGCCGGGGTCAGCCGGAGGTGGCGCTCCGGCTCTGATGAGCAGCCGCAGGGAAAAAACTATGAAACTCGTCTGTCCATGCTGTGGCGCAACCGCATCGGCTGAGTCCTGGGAGAATGACATGGAAGCCAGAAAGACCATGCAGGCCATCGTTTCGCTGCCGCATGAGGTGGCAATCGAAAGCTTCGGGTATTTGGGACTGTTCCGACCACTCTCCCGGGCGTTGAGCTGGAAGGTGGCATTACGACTGGTGCAGGAACTGGGCAATCTGGTCGACAGCGGCCAGGTGCGGGTGCAGGGCAAGCCATCCCGGCCATGTCCGCCGGAAATATGGGCTACGGGTATGCGGCAGATGGTTGCCCAGCGTGGCAGTATCAGCAGGCCGCTGCATAACCACAACTACCTGCGCCAGATCGTGTGGCAGTTGGCCGACAAGCTCGATGCAGACCTGGAAGCACGGCATTGCCAGGAAGAGCGCAACGGCAATGCCCGTGCTGAGCGCCAGATGGAACGGCAGGAAAACATAGAATTGACCGAGGCCGAGAAGCAGGCCCTCAAGCGGCTGGGAATGGAACAGGTGTTCCAGCGCCTGAAAGCAGCACAAACGAACAGGGGGAAATAGCCATGCCGCCGACCGCAGCGCAACGCGCCAAGATACACATCGCCATAGCAGAGCTGGGCTACAGCCGGGAGACCTACGAGGACATCCTGGCAATGAACTTCGGCGGCCGCACCAGCAGCACGCAATTGAGTCCCCGGGATGCGGAGAAACTGCTCGGTATTTTCCAGGCCAAAGGCTGGCGACCCCGGCGCCACAAAAACGGGGTCCCCATGCCGCAGGATGCCCAATCCCGCAAAATACTGGCGCTGTGGATCAACCTGCACCGCGCCGGCGTGGTTCGGGATGGCAGTAACCGGGCCCTGCGTCACTTTGTCAAGCGCATGTGCGGGATCGATCACCTGGCCTGGTGCGACAGTCAACATAAGTACCTGATTATAGAGGCCTTAAAGGATTGGGCCAAACGCGAGGAGGTGGACCTTGGCTGAGATCATAGACATACCTGCCGCATACAGACCAGGCATAGACGAGCTGCCCGGCGATCTCAGCCGGGTAGCGGCAGCGATAGAAGAACACATCCCAGGTGACGGAGTGCGCCTGACCATGCTGCTGGCGCAGATATTCGGGGGAACTCCCGTGTATTTCCGCCGAATAGACAAGTGGTTGCGCATCATGCGCGATGACGCCATGCGGGCGCGCTACGATCTGGGCGATGTGAGCATGAAGGAACTGGCCTTGCTCTTTGGCGTATCACTGAGCACGGCAGAAAGGGTGCTGGCCAGGCCTTCCAGCCCGGCGGCGCAACAACAGGAAAAACAGGGGAAACTGTTTGGAGAGCAACAATGAAAAAGACAATGACAGCAGGACTTTTGGCACTGGGTTGTATGGCCTGTGCAGGGCCGAAAGTGGACAGCAGCGACGTGCTCATGATCGAGCAGGCTCGCTCCAACAGTCACGCAGATTGCGTGCGTGCCGTTGCCGCAGCCGAGGCCAGTGAGATGCAGGCCATCGCAGGCATGGATACGCAGATTGCCGGCATGGCGTTTATGGCCAGCGCCATGGCCAGGCAGGCCCAGGCGCTGTCGGGCAAGCACCCATGCGATCAGGGCTCAAACTTTTATGACTACGCTGCACGTGTAGCCGAAGCGCAGAACAAGGCGCTGAGCAGCGTAACAGGTTCTGTTGTGTCTGGCGCGGTGATCGGCACCGGAATCGTAGCTGGAGCCGATATCCTCAAAAGTGCCCTGAACAACGCAGGGCACAACATCACGACCACTGTCGGCGACCATGCTAACGCGCGGGTGGATAACAGTCAGCACACCACACAATCTGAGTCCACTGCCCTGGGCGACAACTCGCCATCTGTCTCGACGGCATCTCCGAGCACGACCCAGGACAACGTGACCACAACCACGGTGCACGAGGCCCCGGCCACGCCAGAAGCGCCTGCAAAATGATAGGGGATGTCAACCATGAAGAACAAGATGAGTGATCTGCACAATCACCTGTTCGCCCAGCTCGAACGTTTGAGTGACGAGGAGTTGAAGGGCGACGGACTGAATGACGAAATTGAACGCTCCCGTGCGGTGACCGCGGTCGCCAGGGAAATCATCGCCAATGGCCATCTGGTGCTGAAAGCAAAGATGGCCCTGCAGGACAGAGAAATCGGCGAAGAGTTGCCGCCGATGCTGGAAGGCTAGTATGCACCTCTACACTGAGGTGCAGCTCGGTTTTCTGCGCGGCAATGCCCAGAGCATGTCCAGACAAGAGCTGACTGAACTGTTCAACAGGCGTTTCGGTCTGCAATTATCGCCCTGCGCGATTATAGGCACATGCAAACGATACGGCATCCGGGGGCGCGAGACCAGATTCAGGTCTGGTCAAACCCCCTGGAATGCCGGAATGCAGGGGTCTATCAAGGCGAATGCCACCACATTCAAGTCAGGACACCGGCCACATAACTGGCTGCCGGTAGGCACCCGCATTATCGATTCGGATGGGTATGCCAAGGTCAAAATCTCTGAGCCGAACAAATGGGCGTTTGTGCATGTGCTCGTATGGAAAGAACGGCATGGCGAGTTGCCGCCTGGGCATGTTGTGATTTTTGCCGATGGCAATAAGACAAACCTTTCCGAGGACAATGTGGTGGCGGTCAGCCGGGCTGAGCTTGCAGTGCTCAACAAACAGCACCTGCTGAATAATGACACCGATATATCAAAAGCAGGCATTTTGTTGGCCAAAATCATCATCAAGGCAAACGAGAGGCAACGCCATGGGACAAAGCGGATATAGCATGAAAGCGGTTACTGAATAACAATACTGCAGATCGCGGTTTGCTCCCGGCATTGGCTGGGAGCAAATCAGGGTTTGCAGTTGCCGCAGGGCCGGAAGCCGGCATCCAGTGCCTGCTGCCGGGAAGAGAAGATCCTCGTACAGTTTTTACAACGAAAATGCTTGCAGGACGAACGATGGAAAACGCCACTTTTGACATTGCCGCTGTAGCTGGCGCTGGCATGCACATTGCCGCTGTAGCTGGCCGCGGCCTGCTGAGTGTTTTGTTGCGCGCGCCATACCCAGGGCGGGGTGGGAACAGGATCGCACCACAGCCCCTTTTTGTCAGCCCTGGCGGCGGCCTCCATTTGTCGCCACTGCTCGCAAAAGCCCTGCAGACAGTATTTGGGATAGACCCAGGCCCAGCCGTTGGTGAGCATTGCCTCGTTGACGTTGAGGCCATCGGCATAAACGATGGCCACGGCCCG